CACCAAATGCCTCACCTGCGACGGCAAGGGCACGATCCAGGTCGAGGAGCCTAAGCGTGGCGCTGCAAAGCCGGCTGCCTGAGATCATCGCCGCCCTCGACCCGGCCGTGCACGCCGCCACCATCGCCGGCGGCGAGATGGTCGCCGAGGACGCCAAGCGGCGCGTGCCCGTCGTCACCGGCGACCTCCGCGACGCCATCCACGTCGAGACGACACCCGAAGGCGCCGCCGTCATCGCCGGCGACAACAAGGTCTTCTGGGGCAACTTCGTCGAGCACGGCACCGCCACCGGTGCCGCCCCGCACCCGTTCCTCATCCCCGCGCTCGAGGACAACCGCCAGTCAATCGAGCAGGTCGTCGCCGACGCGATCCGCCGGGAGTCCGAGTGAGCACCGCCACCCGCCGCGCGCTGTACGGCGCGATGACCAGCGACGGCACCCTCCGAAACCTCCTCGCCGCGCCCGCCCCCGGATACAGCAACGGCATTTACTACCAGTCCGCGCCCGACACCGCCGCGTTCCCGCTCGTCATCTTCAACAAGCAGGCCGGGAATCCCACTGAGGCGATGCACGACCCGACCGCCCTCGACAGCGAGATCTGGCTGATCAAAGCGATCTGCCACCAGGGCGACGACCAGCCGGCCGGGGTCACCGCCACGTCCGCCGCGGACGACGCCGAAGCTATCGCCGAACGTCTCCGCGTCCTGCTGAACGACGCGACGCTGTCGCTCGCGGGCGGCGCCACCCACCTTTACCTCAGACGCCAATCCGACATCGACTATCAGGAGCTCGCGACCGGCGAAACGTACGTGCATTGCGGATCGCTGTTCCGGCTCGTGCTCGACCCCTAAGCCACCCGCGTCCACGGGCGCCGCCGTCGGCGGTCAGCCCACCAAATTCACTCCCCGCACCGTGAACCCCACGGCGGGAAAAGGAGCTAATTTTGGCTAAGTTCGTTATGAAGGACGCCTACCTGTTGATTGGTGGCACGGCGTTCTCAGATCACGTCAGCTCGATCATCATGGAGGACAAAGCCGTTGAAGTTGACTTCACGTCGTTCTCGCCGAACAGCTACGTGCAGATCGGCCAGGGGTTGAAGGACGCGACGATCACCTGCACGTTCTTCTCCGACTTCGCGGCGTCGAGCGTGCACGCCACCCTCCAGCCGCTGTACCAGAACGGGTCGACGTTCAGCGTCGAGGTTCGCCCGACGTCCGGGGCGCGGTCGGCGACGAACCCGGCGGCGCTGATGACCGCAAGCATGTACACGTACTCGGGCATCTCCGGGAAGGTTGGGGACGCCGCCACGTTCGACGTGCCGTTCAGGAACGCCGGCACGCAGGGACTCACCTGGGCCACCGTATAGCGGGCAGGCCCCATCAAATGACGGTCAGCCCCGTAGGGGTGCCGTCAAGGAGACGAATATGACACTCACGAAAGGCGCCCTGCTCGGGGCGTCCGATCTCGTCACGCGCGAGGTGCGCGTCCTCGGGGACACCGTCACCGTCCGGTCGCTCCCCGCCGCCTATTCCAACCAGGCGCTGTCGGAGGCGCTCGAGACGCACACCGGCCGCCGCGGCGAACAAACCCACCGTGTCAACACCCAGAAGCTCGAGGAGCTCCAGGTGCTGCACGGGCTGGTGGATCCGAAGTTCGACACGCTCGAGGAGGTTCGCGCCCTGTCTTTGACGTTGGGGCCGGCGTGGCAGGCGATCGTGAAGGCGATCCAGGAAGTGAGCGGGCTGCAGGAGGAGGATGTCAAGAAGACCGAGGCGATCTTTCCGGTCGGCGGGACGGGCCAGGGAGGGGCTGACGTGGGAGTTGCAGCTGGCTCCGGGAATGGTGGACCCGCTGTTCCTGTGCGAGCTGGCGCTGGAGATGCACATGCCGGTGGGGGAGATGTGTGATCGGATGAGCGCCCGCGAGCTGTATGTCGTGTGGCCCGCCTATTTCCGCTGGCGGGAGGCGGAGCGGGAGCGGCAGGAGCTGGCCCGGTAGATGGCGACCCCGGCCGCGATCCTGTCGATTCTGGTTGAGGCGAACAGCAGCCAGGCGGCGGCCGCGCTCGCCGGCTACCAGAAACAGCTCGAGAAGGCCAACCTGTCCGTCTCACAGGTCGAAACGTCGACAGGCAAAGCGAACCGCGGTCTCAACGTGCTGGGCGACACCGCCAAGAAACACACGTCGACGTTCAAGGAGATGGCGAAGGGGCTGCTCGAGGTCACCGCCGCGTTCGAGGCGTTCCACATCGCCAAGGAAGCCGTCACCGACACCGTCGAGCTCGGGCACGCCACCGAACGCCTCACCGCGATCACCGGCCTGGACACCAAGACGGCGTCGACGTGGATCGAGACGATGAAGATCCGCGGCGTCCAGGCCCGCGCGGTCAACATGGGGTTCATCACCCTGTCCCGCAACATCCGCAACGCCGAGGGCGGCTCCAAGACCGCCAAGAAAGCGTTCGATCAGCTCGGGATCAGCCAGAAGCAGTTGAAGAACGACACGGTGCAGAAGGCGGTGCTGGACGTCGCGGACGGGCTGCAGAAGGTCCAGAGCCCGGCGAACCGGGCGGCGCTCGCGCAGCAGCTGTTCGGCCGGTCCGCGCAGGCGCTGATCCCGGTCCTCGGGAAGGGGTCCGAGGGCGTCAAGGAGCTGCTCGCGAACACCCAGAGATACGGGGCGTTCCTTCCGAACCACTCCGCGTCGGTCGAGAAGGCCGCCGAGGCGCAACGGTCGATGGAGCTCGCGACAGAGGGACTCAGGTTGACGATCGGCACGAAGCTGCTCCCGTTGCTGGTCCCGCTCATCCAGCACTTCCTGGACTTCATCGTGCAGATGCGCTCCGGCGTCGGCGTCGGCGGCCAGGTCGCCCGCGCGATCGGCAATGTGTTCCGCGCCGTCAAGGACGGCATCCAGTGGCTGATCCAGTTCTCCGGCGGCATGAAGAACTTCATCACCGTCGTCGAGGTGCTCGCCGGCGCGTTCGTCGCGCTGAAGGTCGCGATCACCGCAGCCACGATCGCGTCAGAAATCAGTCCCTGGATGATCGTCGTCACCGCAATCGCGGCGGCGGCGATTCTTATTGTCAAGAACTGGTCGACCGTCGGGCCGTTCCTCGCGAACCTGTGGAAGTCGATCAGTCAGGCCGCGCAGCCCGTCGTGCAATGGCTGGTGGACGCGTGGCCGGCCATCAAGAAGTCCGCGGGCGACGCGTTCAACGCGATCAAGGACGCGGCGGTCTCGGCGTGGCCGACCATCAAACAGGTCGTCGTCACCGCGTTCGAGGCGATCAAGGACGCCATCGGCGCGGTCGTCGCCGCATTCCCCACCATCAAACAGGTCGCCGTCGACGTGTTCAACGCGGTCGCGCCGATCGTCGTTGCGTTCGTCGAGGGCGTCAAGTCGATCATCCCGGCGGTGCTCGCGGCGATCGACACGATCAGGGGGATCATCCAGACCGTCCTCGGGTTCAAGGTCGTTCAGGACATCATCAGCGGCGTGATGAGCGCGGTCGGGACGATCGTCACGACCGGCTGGAAGATCGTTACGGACGCGTTCAACGCGGCCTGGGCGATCATCAAGGCGGTCATGAAAGCGATCGCCGACATCGTGACCGGCGCGTTTCAGGTCATCAAGGGCGTGCTGGAGGTCTTCACCGGCATCTTCACCCTCGACTTCTCGAAGATGTGGAAGGGCATCGAGGACATCTTCGGCGGCGCCGTCAAGATCATCGTGGGATATGTCAGGGGCGTCTGGGGGGAGCTGCAGGCCGCCGGCAAGTTCATCATGGACGGCCTGCTGGACGGGATAAAGGGCGCGTGGCAGCTGATCAAAACTTACATCGGTACCGCCATCCAGGTCATCGTTGACGAGATCACCGGCGCCTGGAGCCTGTTGTACAACGCCGGCAAGTTTATCCTCGGCGGCGTCGAAGCGGGGTTCAAGGCGGCCGCAAGCGCCGTCCTTGACGTGATCGTCGGGTTCATCAACGCGATCATCAAAGTGATCAACGTCATTCCCGGGGTGAACATCGGCAAGG